TGACCGAGTACCGGGATCTTGATGGTGATACGCACGATGTCTCGGACATCACCGCCGAGCAGGCACGGTTTCGTCGGGCCACGCGAATTGCCCGGGTGCTGGCAACCATGACCGATTCGGAGGTTGACACGCTCTATGCCGGGCTGATTGCGCGGGTGAACCGTGACTTTGAGGCCGAACCCCAGAAGATCGGCGACGCCCTTGCTTCGTCATTCGACCAGATTTCCAATCGCTTATCCGCTGGCGATCCGTTCTTCGACAGCAAGGAATGGCTGCAACTCCGCTATGACACGCTGAGACGCTACGGCGGCAAGTGCATGTGCTGCGGTACGGATGCCGCTTCCGGGGCCATCATCCAGGTAGACCACATCAAGCCGCGCTCGAAATTCCCCAAGCTGGCGCTGGACCCGAACAACCTTCAAGTCCTTTGCGGGCGCTGCAATCACGGCAAATCCAACAAGGACGAAACCGACTGGCGCAAGGCGACCCGCCCGCCGGCAATGCCCGTCAGGCCGGTAGCGTCGCCCAAGGCCCAAGAGTTTTCCGCACCGCGCCCCAAGCCGCTCTATGTGAGCACGGCGGAGACACGCGCCCGAGAGGCTTCAGGTCAGTGACCAAGCCCGGCGAGCCCCACTGTGAAGTGCCGAAGGGGTTGTTACCGTGACAACTGGCGCAGCATCTTCTGCCGTTTGGCTGCAAGGCGCTGGATATCCTGTTCCGCGCCGTCCGGTATCGGCTTCTTACCGGACAGCCAATAGCGGATGGTGCGGTCGGAGACTTCCAGCGCACGGGCTAGGTCGGTCTGCCAGCGAGGCCCGAAAAGAGCCTCGCCGTAGGTTCGTAGAGCGGCTGGGGTCATCCGCGCATCTCAAGGTAGGCGTCGGCGGCGGCCCGCATGTGATTGCACGCCGTCACGTCTCGCCAGTCAACATCAGGCTTGGAGAGGGTGCGGGAGATTTCGGCCGCGTCGCGCTTGAGGGCTGCGATGGCCGCGTCGATGGCATCGGCGTGAGCGTTGAGGGTCTGGCGCGGGGTCATCTTCATATCTCCCGGTTAGGCGGCTTGGGTTTCGATGGCGAGCAATTCGGCCCATGGCCCGTGGGGGTCGTCCTTGGCCTTTTGCTGCAGTCGGCCAATGCGGATGTAGCGATTGAGAAGCTGGCGGGCCGCGCGTTCACGGGTGCGCCGTTCGATGGTTTCCGGTTTCATCTGTATTTTGGTCATCTCAATCGGTCCTTTCGACCCTATGTGGCTGGCCCCGATGGCCGCGCCCTATGGTTCCTAGATTACGGAACTAGGCTGACGATGTCAACAGCTAAAAAATGCATATTTTCAATGGGTTGCGAAGTTCACAAGCATCTGATGGGGGCGGCGTGAGGAATACAGCGGCAAAATATAAATATATGCCAGTGGAACTTCTGCGCCTCGCCCGCCGCTGGCGAGATTTCAGCTTATACGCCTTTTGGAAGGCGCTAGAACACGCTGAATCGACCCCTTGTTCTGCGCCGCTCGGCAAAACACACAACGCGTCATGCCGTGCCGATGAAATTTTTTCGTGGGGAGGAAGATCGGCTCATTCGGGCGCTTTTCTGGCGCATTTGCCGTATTCGGGCGGTGGCCCGCCAGTCCCATTTTGGGTCTTAGATACATACTGCAAACACAGGTTTGATGGCGTGTTTGCAAAATATGCGCGCGCCGATTGCGCCTGGTGCGGTGAATTAAACCCGGAGTGCTTAAGCGGCGACGGAGACGCGATCTGCCGTGAATGCCGTTGGTGCCTAAACGACCAAGAGATCGCTGAGAGAATATTGGACCTTTTGCAACAGGAGATAAAACATGCCCAAACTAAGCGTCGTAGAGAACGCAAGCGTAACCGTCCTTCCGCCGCCAACGGCTGCGCTGGTCAAGGACGCGGCTGGAATCAGAAAGATATGCGTCCAGGCGTTGCGACAATTTAGACGCGGCGAAATCTCGATTCAGGAGGCTCGGCAGGTTGATACCCTGTCTAAGCGCGCCTTGGACGCCATGAAGATTGAATATCTGGCGACGCCACGCCCACAGATCGGCGTCGGTGACGACGAAGAATAGTTGTGTTTCGGGGCTGGTCCGATTAGGGCCGGCCCCGATAATTTGGGTGTATGGACGTGAGACGAGCCCGCAAGAACTGGTCCAAATATCTCGAGCTGCTGTTCCGGGATGCGGCGCTGACCCTCCGTGTGATGCCTGGAGCGGGGTGCAAGCCCGCCGGCTACCAATCTGCCCAGCCCAAGCCCGTGCGCGATTGGTGGGAAAACTACGGTCAGGAAGCGGCCAGCAAGGGGCGGGCGGTCCACGCACTATCGAGGGCCGCGATAACCCGCCTTGATTTCGCTCTCGTCCTGATTGGCGGCGCTCAACTCACCGAGATCCAGCGGCACACGGTCTGGAAACGCGCCGAACGCAAACAATGGAAGCAGATCAGCTATGAACTCGACACGCCGATCCGCACATTGCAACGTGAGTATTTCAAGGCTCTTGCTGAATTGTGCGCCTATGCCATTGCAAGACAACAGAAGTCCTTGGCGCACATTCGTTGGCGCAAATCAGCCGGGAAAGTTGTAGATTTCCGTCAGGCTGCGTGAAGCGTTCGCGCGGCAAATTATCCATGAATCGCCCGCAGACCGACACGCATACCGTATCCCTTGAGGAACAAGCGGGAGCGGGCGTATCCGTGCCCCTAACAAAGGGCTACTCGACGATCATTTCCCCGGAAGACGTGGCCTTGGTCTGCCGTTGGAAGTGGCAAGCCCACGTCAAGCCCGACGGCAGGGTTTACGCGCGCCGCACCTCGGAAATCGGCGGCGGCAAGGAAACGATCAGGCTGCACAGGCTCATTATGAGCGCCCCGGCGGGCATCATGGTGGACCACATCAATGGGAACGCGCTTGACAATCGCCGCTGCAATCTGCGGTTCTGCGACAATCGACAGAACATTCAGAATGCAAAAAAACGAAAAACGGGCGGGTGTTCCTCCAAATTTAAGGGTGTCTATCGAATAGAGGGCCGGCGTCCTTGGCGCGCGCTGATCTACATCATGGGGCGCAAGAAATATCTCGGGTGCTTCGAGACCGAGATTGAGGCCGCTGCCGCCTACAATGCCGCCGCAGTTAAGAACTTCAACCAATTCGCCCGCTGTAACGACCTGTCTTGACCCAAAGCGTCGGACCAGCGGGGATTCAATACGGCCATGACATTCAAGCCCGGACAGACAGGCAACCCCAAGGGTCGCCCGCGCGGATCGCGCGACAAGATCACACAGGCGTTTCTAAATGACCTGGAGCGCCACTGGCGTCAGCATGGCAAGTCCGCCCTCGACGCAGCGCTTGAGAAGGCTCCGGAAAGCTACGTCAAGGTAGTTGCCTCGCTGCTGCCCAAGGACGTGAACCTAAACGCCAATGTTGGCGAGACATTCCTTGAAATCCTCAAGGCCATAGATGAGAAGCGCATTAGCGCAAGCGGCCCCGTCGTGGCAGGCGGCGTGGATGGAGAGCGGGACGAATCCGCTCCTGTTCGTCACTGACGTACTAAACGCCAGCCCGTATCCCTGGCAGGCAGAAGCCCTAAAAGCGATAGGTGAGCACGACCGCGTTAGCATCCGCGCCGGTCACGGTGTAGGCAAGACCACCCTCGAGGCATGGGTCGTCCTCTGGTTCATGCTGACGCGGCGGGAGTTCAAGATCCCGATCACCGCCAACAGTCAGGACCAGCTCAGAGACGTTGTGTGGCCCGAGCTTCGCCAATGGCACGGCAAGCTGCCGGAACTGCTCAGGGATCAGATCGAAATAACAGGCGAACGCCTACACTTAAAAGCGGCACCGCAATGCTTTGCCGTTGCAAGAACTGCCGCAGAACACAACACCGAGGCATTACAGGGCTTTCACGCCAAAAACCTGCTGTTTGTGCTCGAGGAAGCCTCTGGCATTGCCGATGGCATCGTTGAGGTTGCGATGGGCGCTCTATCGACGCCCGGCGCTAAACAGCTTATGTGCGGCAACCCGACCAAGCTATCGGGCTATTTCTACGACTCTCACCACTCGCTAAGGCATCGCTGGAAGACCTTTCGCGTATCGTCCGAGGATGTTCCCGCAGCACGGGGCCACATCGACGACATCATTGCCAAGTACGGCAAGGACTCGAACGCCTACAAGATTCGCGTCTTAGGCGAGTTCCCGACGCAGGAAGACGAGACGGTAATCCCGCTCGACACGGTTCTTCCCGCGATTGGCCGCAACATAGAGCCGAATGAAGCATTCCGGCCTGTGTGGGGTGTGGACGTTGCAAGATATGGCGATGACCGGACAGCCCTGGCCAAGCGTCAGGGCAACACGGTCAGCGAGCCCGTCAAGTGGTGGCGCGGCAAGGACACCATGCAAGTGGCCGGTCTGGTGATGGATGAATACCGATTTGTCGAGCAGACCGCCAAGGATCTGCTGCCCGCCGAGATCCTTGTTGACGTGATCGGCTTGGGTGCCGGTGTGGTTGACAGGCTCAACGAGCTGGGGCTTCCGGTCAGGGGCGTCAACGTCGCGGAGAGCCCGGCGGCGTCCGAGCGGTTCATGCGCTTGCGTGATGAGCTTTGGTTTCGGGTGCGCGACTGGTTCCGCGCCCGCGAGTGCCGGATTGTTCGTGACGAGGCGTTGATCAGCGAACTGACAGCGCCGCTCTACAGCTTCACATCGTCGGGCAAGATTCTGGTCGAGCCCAAGGACGAACTTAAAAAGCGCGGGCTTAGGTCTCCTGACCTGGCCGATGCGTTCATTCTGACCTTTGCCGGCGGGCTTGAGAGACGGGAAGCACATGAATCTGACCGCTACAAGCGCCGCCATCGGACTGGCCGCTCATGGATGACAGCCTAGAGACGCCCGCCGACGAGGAAGCCGAGATTGTCTCGGAAGCCAAACGCTTCCGCCGGCTGGCCAAGGCCCACTCGGACACATGGCGCAAGGCCGCCCGCGAGGACTATGACTTCGTAGCCGGCGAGCAATGGTCGGATGAGGACAAGCAGGTTCTGCGCGACAGCCTGCGCCCGGTCATCACGTTCAACCGCCTTGGCACGATTATTGACGCGGTTGCGGGCTCTGAAGTCTCCAATCGTCAAGAGGTCCAGTACATTCCCCGGGAGCAAGGGGACGCGGCGATCAATGAGATTCTGACCAACGCAGCCAAGTGCGTGCGCGACAACTGCGACGCGGAGGACGAAGAATCCGACGCCTTCACGGATGTGTCGATCTGCGGGATGGGCTGGACCGAAACCCGCATGGACTACGACGAGGACGTGGAAGGCGAGGTCAGGATTGACCGCGTCGATCCCCTCGAAATGTTTTGGGACCACACGGCCAAGAAGCGCAATCTGTCGGATGCGAAATGGGTTGGCCGCGAGATCAAGATGCCGGCCGACGAGTTCGAGAACCAGTGGCCGGACAAGGTTGACCAGTGCAGCGCGATTGCGGGCGACGAGTTCAGCGAGGACGAACCCGGCGATCCGCAGGTCGTTGACCCCAAGACCACCTATACCGAGGAATCGAAGGGCGGGGGCGCTGACCAGGGCAAATATTACCGGGTCTTCGAGTACCAGTGGATTGAGCGCCAGACCGTCCTTGTGGTCATGGACCCGACGAGCAACAGCCTGCAGGAGTACACGCAGGAGGAGTTTGCGACGATAAGCGAGCGGGCCGAGAAGCTCGGAATGCCGATCAAGGCCGTCCGCCAGCGCCGCAAGGTCTATATGCGGGCGTTCATCTGCGGCGACACGCTGCTCGAGAGCGGCCCAAGTCCGTGCAAGTATTCATTCACGTACAAGGCTATCACCGGCAAGCGCGACCGCAACGCCGGCACCTGGTACGGCCTTGTCCGTGGCATGAAGGACCCGCAGCGTTGGGCAAACAAGTTCTTCAGCCAGATCCTCCACATCATCAACACGAACGCGAAAGGCGGCGTGATGGTAGAGACGGGGGCGGTTGCCAACGTCCGCAAGTTCGAGGAGCGCTGGGCCGAGCCTGACGGGATTGCGTGGCTGAACCCTGGGGCTCTTGCCAAGGGCAGCATCCAGCCCAAGCCGCCGGCACCCTATCCGCAGGGTATTGATCGCATGATGGCCTTCGCGGTCGAGAGCATCCGGGATGTCTCGGGTGTCAATCTCGAGCTGTTGGGCATGGCTGACCGCGAGCAGGCGGGCGTGCTTGAGTATCAGCGCAAGCAGGCCGGGCTGACCATCCTCGCCACGCTGTTTGACAGCCTGAGACGCTACCGCAAGGAACAGGGCCGCCTGCTGCTGCACTTCATTCAGGAGTACATCAGCGACGGGCGGTTGATCAAAATCACCGGGCAGAACGGTAATCCGCAGTATGTGCCGCTGGTCCGTCAGCCCAACATTGCCAAGTATGACGTAGTGGTTGACGACGCGCCGAACAGCCCGAACCAGAAGGAAAAGACCTGGGCGATCATCAGCCAGATGATGCCGATGATTTCCAAGCTGCCGGTCCCGCCGCAGATGTGGAGCGAGATTCTGGCCTATTCGCCGTTGCCCGATAGCTTCGTGCAGAAGGCGCGGAACATCATCTCGACGCCGGTCGAGCAGCCGCCCGATCCGCAGGTTGTGGCCGAGACGCAGAAGCTCGAGATTGAGAAGGCCCGCATGGCTCTGGAAGCCCAGAACATGCAGCAGAAGATGCAGCTTGAGCGCGAGAAGGCCACGGCCGACGCCCTGCTTGGGAAACAGAAGCTGGAGGGCGAAATCATGCTCAGCCAGCAGAAGCTTAGTGCTGAGATACAGCTTAAACAGGCGGAACTCTCGGCCGAATTGCAGATCAATCGCGCAAGGGCCGATAACGACGCTGTTCTGGCCCGGGAGGCGGCAGACCAGAATGCCGAAATAGCCCGCGCGAAGGCAACCGAGGACATCAAGTTGAAGAGGCGGGCGGCAAAGAGCCGCTCGGCTGCGACGAAATAGCCACACGGCTTGCGGTGCCCGGCCGTTCCCGGGTTTCAGGTGAATGATGAGTGATGCACTAGCGGCGGAGACGCCGGAAGAAAGCGCGTTCTTTGAATCCGGTGGGGAAAAATCCCCCGGGCAGGAGCCGGCCACACCCGCTGAAAAGCAGGGTGATTCAGCGCCGGAGGGTGGGATGAGGGAACAGCAGGCCGAAAAGCCTGTTGTGCAGCCGCAGGACACCGAACGGCCCAAGCCGGGCTTTGTCCCGCACGCTGCCCTGCACGAAGAACGGCGCAAGCGGCAGCAGTTGGAATCGGAGCTTGCCGAGTTCCGCCGGTTCAAGGAGCAGATCGAGGCCGAGAAGGCCAAGGCTGCCATCCCTGACGTGAACGCCGACCCTGTGGGGCATCTGAACTACACCTCGCAGGAAGTTGCGGCCCTTCGCGAGAAGGCGGCAAGGCAGGAGCAGGCCGACCAGCAGCGCCAGACCGAGGAGCGGTTCCGCCTGACGGTCGTGGCGAGCGAGCGGGACTTCACCAAGACCACGCCGGACTATTTCGAGGCGATGGAGCACCTGAGATCCCAGCGGGATCAGGAGCTTCAGATGTATGGGGTCCACGACCTGGCCGAGCGCCAGCAGATCATGAACCGCGAGGCGATGGGTATCGCCTGGAACGCCATGCAGAACGGCGAGAACCCGGCAAAGCGGGCCTATGAGCTTGCCAAGTTCCGGGGCTACAAGGCCAAGCCCAAGGCGTCCGAGCAGATCGAGACGCTGCAGAAGGGTGCCGAGGCCGCCAAATCGCTATCCGGCAAGGGCGGGCAGTCTCCTGCCGCGCTATCGCCGGAAGCGTTGCTCGATATGAGCGACGACGAGTTCGACAAGCACTTTGAGAAGGTGATGCGCGGGAAGAAATAGCCGCGATCACCTGACACGCCTACCCGCGCTTTATGCGCGTTCGTTTCGCCTGAACGTCATCAGGCTTCGTCCTTCGCCCGCGTCAGTGGCGGAAAGCGCCGTCTCCAGCGTCACGGAGACATCAAGCCCTTTCCTTTCTCAATCCACTGAGGCAATCCAATGGCAACAACTGACTATGGGGTGAATCACCCCTTGGCGGTGAAGCTGTGGAGCCGCAAACTTATCCGTGAGGCTTTGAAGCGTACCTACGTTTCCAAGTTCATGGGCAAGACGACTTCCAGCCTCGTCTACATCAAGGACGAGACCAGCAAATCCGCTGGCGACCGCGTTACCTGCGGGCTGCGTATGCAGCTCTCGGGCGATGGCATTCAGGGCGATGCGACCCTGGAGGGCAACGAAGAGGCCCTGACCACCTACTCGGACAACATCTTCATCGACCAGCTCCGTCATGCTGTCCGCTCTGGCGGCAAGATGTCGGAGCAGCGCGTTCCGTTCTCGGTGCGCGAGGAAGCGATGGATGGCCTGTCCGACTGGTGGGCCGACCGCATCGATACCTGGTTCTTCAACCAGATCGCCGGCAATACCGGGGTTAGCGACGTTCGCTATACCGGCCTGCAGGCGACCATCGCGCCGAGCACAACGTCGGGCAACACCCGGCATCTGTTCGGTGACGGCGACGAGGCTTCGGAAGCCTCGCTGACGGTCAGCGACAACATGCGTCTCGAGTTCATCGACCGTGCGGTGACGACGGCCAAGGTGAGCACCCCGCTCATCCGGCCGATCAAGTCGGGCGGCGATGACTACTATGTGATGTTCCTCCATCCGTATCAGGTGCATTCGCTCCGCACCGATGCGACGGCGAACCGCATCACCTGGTACGACGCGCAGAAGGCCCGCGTGATGGGCGGGCAGACGGGCGAATCGACGAATCCGATCTTCTCGGGTGCGTTGGGCGTCTATAACGGCGTGATTCTCCACGAATCCACGCGCGTTCCCTCGGTGACGGCGAACACCCGCCGGGCAATCCTGTGCGGCGCACAGGCGGCCCTGATGGCGTTCGGCCAGAACACCAAGGAGTCGGACACTCCCAACTGGTACGAGGAACTGTTCGACTACGGCAACCAGCTCGGCGTCTCGGGCGGCATGATCGCGGGTCTCAAGAAATCGGTGTTTAACAGCATCGACTTCGGGACCATCGTTCTGTCCACTCGCGCCGTAGCGCCGTAAGAGGAGGCTGACACATGGCAATCGCAACCATCACAGCCTCTCAGTGGCTCCAGCCTCCCCGGCTGGTTCACACTGGCGTCAACGTGATCTTTGGCTCGCTGAACTCGATCTCGCGCACCATTTCGGACATCCTGCTTCTCGCGAAGCTGCCGAACAAGGTCCGCGTCACCGATATCTGGGTTAAGGGCACCACCTCCGCCGCTGCGGGCCTGGTCTACAAGCTGGGCATGAAGGGCGGCGGAACGGAGACCACGTTCGGCACGGGCACGTTGTCCGCGACCGCGACGGTTCTCTTCAACCCCAAGACCGGCGTCGGCTCGGTCGTGTCCATCTCGGATACGGACGTGAACGCCGGGGCCGATGTCTACATGACTGCATCGAGTGGATCGTGGACGGAATCGTTCTCGATTGACTACATGATTCAGTACGTGGCCAACGGTCAGAGCTGATCAATCAGCCAGGAGAGGGGGCGGGGAAACTCGCCCCCTTCTTTTTTTGAGTTACCGACAACTCGTCGAGCGGGCGGAACAGCTATTCAGTTCCGGCGATCCCGAGGCCATGAAGATGGCCGAGGATATGTGGGACAAGATGGCGGCGGACTACCCCGACCGGCCGGACGCGCTTTACGGGCTGGGCACACGCTTTGCCCAGATCGATCTGCCGGGGGTTGCCATAGCCCTGCTGTCCCGAGCGGTGCAGGTAGCACCCAAGGCGGGGGAGATATGGATTCAGCTAGGCACCACGCTCCGCATGGTCCAGCAGACGGACTCGGCGCGGTTTGCCTTTGAGGAAGCCATCAGGCTTCTGACCGACGAACTGAAGACGGCGGCGGGCGAGAAGAAACAGATATTCACGACGCTGCTGGGCCGGGCCTATTCCGGTTTGGCGGGGACGTACATCAACGCAGGCAACCCGCAGAAGGGCCTTGATCTGGGCCTGAAGGCTCTGGAACTGGAGCCCGGGTTCGTCCACGCGATCAACACCGTGGCACTGTGCCACCTGGAATTGGGTAATTGGGTAGAGGGCTGGAAGCACTACGACAACCGGCACAAGATCCCCGGTTATCACGTTCGGGACTTCGGAGATATCCCGCGCTGGAAGGGCCAGCGGGTGAAATGCCTCGCCATCGTCCCAGAGCAGGGGCTTGGCGACGAGATCCTGTTCGCCTCATGCGTCCCTGACGTTCTGAAGGACGTTGATGCGGTGGTGGCGGAGTTCTCGCCCCGGATGCTCGAGTTGTTCCGCCGGTCGTTCGGCATCCCGTGTTACGGGACCGAGCAGGAGTTGATGACGGCGGGTCACAAGATCGACGCGTGGGAGCGGCTGGCCAGCCTGCCCATGCGCTACAGGAAGAAACCGGCAGACTGCCCGGGCACGCCTTATCTGAAGGCCGATCCGGTGAAGGTCGCGGGGTATCGGGCGCGCATGGAAGCCCTCGGGCCGGGACCGTATATCGGGATCGCGTGGAAGGGCGGATCGGCCAAGACCCATGAGCGGTTGCGAAACCCGCCGCGTGCGATGTTCGCTGAACTGGTCAACGCCCTGCCGGGGACCAAGGTATCGCTGCAGTATGGCAAGGACGCGGCGCGGCACGCCAAGGAAATTGGCCTCACGCATTGGGATATGCCCAACGCCGATCTCGATGAGTTCGCCGCGTTCGTGAAGGCCTGTGATTCGGTCGTCACCATCTGCCAGACGGCGGTTCACATGGCCGGGGCGCTTGGCGTTCCGACCCATTGCCTGACGCCGACACAGAAGGCGTGGAGGTACTGCGGCGGGGAAGGCAACCGGATGCCGTGGTACGGCTCCGTCACCCTTCACCATCAGAAGGGCGAGGACTGGAAACCGGCATTCGATAGCGTTAAGGCGTCTCTGCTGCCGAAGATTGCGGAGGCTGCGGAATAGTGCTTTCGGTCTTCTACGATCTGGAGCATTGCCCGCTGACCTTTGACGCGGCGGTTTTGCTGACGGCGGCGCAGGCATACGCGGTGCGGGAGGGGCACAGGGAAATCGCGCTCTATATCGTGCCGGCCAACACGCCGGACGGCTTCAGGTGGATATCGCCCAAGGACAAGAAGCTTCCGATAGAGCGCAAGCGGCTGCGGCTCGAGGCGATCACGATCAGCCTTGCAGCCCTGTTCCCGGGCTTTGTCAAAGCGGCGAGGCTCAAGTCCAGGGATGATGCGGCGGCCATAGCGGGCAAGCTGGGGAATACGGAGATTTTCCCGCTCAACTGGTCGCTGGAGAGCAGGGCAACAAACTATCACATGGACATCCTGTTCCGGCTCTCGAATGCCGGCATAGATGTCCAGAATATCCGCGTGCCACGGATCGCCCTTGATTGGTCGGCCCGGAAGAAAAAAGCGGGGCAGAAGCTCGCGGTCATCACGCTGCGCCAGTCCGATATGCAGCCGGCGCGGAACAGCAATTTCGCTGAGTGGCAGAAGGTCAGGCAGTACCTCGAGGGCAAGGGATACCGGGTTGTAACGGTCCCCGACACCGAGGCGCTGCTGAGCGGCAATCACGGCCCCTGGGATGGGGAACTGTCCCAAGGGGCAAGCGTCGATATCATCAAGCGGGCGGCGCTGTACGAAACGGCCGATCTGAATCTGATGGTCTGCGGCGGGTTTGCGGTTCTGGCTTCCCTCAATCCGAGGGTGCCGTTCCTGCTCTGCAACATGATTTGCGACGAACACAAGACGACCAAGCGGGAATGGCTCGAAAGGCTGGGGTTTGAAATCGGGCGCGATCCGCCGTGGTTTCAGCCGCATCAGCGTATCCTGTGGACGCCCGACACGTTCGACAACCTGAAGCCTGAACTGGAGAGATTGACCGCGTGACGGACAAAACGCTGCACGTTTTCATCGGTTACGACGACCGGGAGGACGAGGCTTATCGGGTATGCCGCTATTCGATGGTGGTGAGGTCGTCGGAGGCGGTCTCCATCCACCCGCTGAAGCACAAGCCGCTGAGGGATATGGGGCTGTTTGATCGGCCCTGGCGGATTTCTGAATCGGGTCAGTACGTGGATGAGAGGGACGGGCGGCCGTTCTCGACGCAGTTCTCTCACTCGCGGTTTCTTGTGCCTGAGTACGCAAGGAAGCTCGGTATCTCGGGCTGGGCGCTGTTCGTTGACTGCGATTTCCTGTTCCGCGCCAACCTGGCGCATCTGTTCGATCTGGCCGACCCCGAATATGCGCTGATGTGCGTGCAGCATGAGCACATCCCGGATGAAACGCTGAAAATGGATGGGGTCGAGCAGACCCGCTATTACCGCAAAAACTGGTCGAGCCTGATGCTGTTCAACCTCGACCATCCCCTGAACAGGGATCTGGACGTTGACGCGGTGAATCACAAGCCCGGTTCGTGGCTGCACGCCTTCGGCTGGCTACCCGATGAAGCGGTCGGGGAACTGCCGGCCGAGTGGAACTGGATAGAGGGCGTGTCGCCCCGGATTCTGCCGCCGAAGGCCGTTCATTACTCGGTCGGCGGGCCGTGGTTCGAGAATTACCGCGACGTGGCGTTTGCACAGGAATGGATTGCCGAGCGGGCAAGAATGTCCCGCATCCGGGCGGCTGATCTGAGGAACGGGCAATGAGACGACGCCAGATATACGAGGCACAGAGGGCGGCCCCGGTGGTCGCTCTTTCTGTTTCTGAGCCCCCGAGAGGCCCGGTTGCGGTGCTTGAACTCGAGCCACGCGACAAACACGCCTGCCCTCATTGCGGAAAAGTCTACCCGCGCGGTCTGCACCTGCACGTCAACCGCTGCCCGAAGAAGGCCGCGTAAATGAGCACGTTTGGGACGATGGCCGACCGCATTGCGGACGAACTGGCCCGCGCCGACCTGACGACACAGATCCAGAAGGCGATCAAGTCTGCGGTCGCCTACTACGAGCGCAAGCCGTTTTACTTCAATGAAAACCAGTTCACGCTCTCGACCTCGATCAGCCAGGAATACTACGGCTCGGCGGATAACTCGAGCATCCCGGGCCTGAGCAACATTGATTCCGTGCGGATCACGGTGGGCTCAACCCATTACACGCTGGAGAAGCGCGATTTCGCCTATATCGACGAAGTTTCCAGTTCGACCAACACCCCGGGCGATCCGACCGATTACACCTATTACCGGCAGCAACTCAGGCTCTACCCCATACCGAACGCGGCCCGGGTCATCGTGGTCTCGGGAACCACGCGACAGGCCACCCTGTCCGCCACCACGGACACCAACTGCTGGACCACGGACGGAGAAGAACTGATCCGCTCCCGTGCGACCTGGTATCTCTATAAGAACGTCATCAAGGACCGTGAGCAGGCGGAGGACTGGAAGGAAACCGAACTCGAGGCGCTGGCCACCCTGAGAGGCGACGACGCCGAACGCCTCTCGACGTGGCGCTTCAGGCCCACGGCATTCTAAATGCCGATGCAGGTTGTAAAGGTCCCGGCCGCCGAATGGTTGCCGGACCTTCCCGCACACGCGAATCCGGGGAGCACGGAAGCAAGCGGGGTGATCCCGCGATCTGACAAGAGCTATGGCCCGCTCTTGAGCCTGTCGGCGCTGTCCACCACGCCACTCTCGGCGCGGTGTCAGGGGGCATTCTCGGGCCGTTCGCTTGCCAGCACGGTGACGACGTTTGGCGGGGATGCAACGAAGCTTTACCGGCTGGTTTCGGGTGCATTCTCGAATGTATCCGGCACCACTTATGCGACGGCGGCGGATGCGACGTGGCGCTTCTGTCAGGCGCAGGAACGGGTCATTGCGACCAATTACACAAATAACATTCAGAGTTGGACGCTCGATTCATCTTCGGCCTTTGCCGATCTTTCTGCATCCGCCCCCAAGGGGGCGCATGTAGCGTGGATAGAGCCCGGGTTTCTCATGGTGGGGAACCTGAGCACGGCGGCAAACGGGCTTCACTGGTCCGGTATCAACGATCCGACAAGCTGGCCGACACTGGCAACCGCAGCGGCGGCGGCGGCGCAATCGGGCTCTAACAGCAACCTCGCGGGCGGCCACGTCCAGACTGTCCTTGGTGCGATTGGTGGTGCCCAGGGTGCCGTGTTCATGGACACGGCGATCTATCGAATTGAGTACGTGGGTCCGCCGGATATCTTCGCTTTCCGCGAAATCGAGCGGGCGAGAGGAACGCCGGCACCGAATAGCGTGGTGAACGTCGGGCCGCTGGCCTTCTACCTGGGAGAAGACGGATTCTATGCCTTCGATGGCTCAAGATCGGTAGCGATTGGGGCGAATAAGGTCGATAAGACGTTCTATTCGGACCTGGACCAGACGAACTTTCACCGCATCTATGCGGCGGCCGATCCGATTAACAAAAACGTGTTTTGGGCATACCCGAACGCCTCTGCGAGCAACGGCAACCCGAACAGGCTGCTTTGCTATAACTGGGAGACGGGCTGGTGGTCGAAAAGCACCGACCATGTTTGCGAGCTGATCTTCCGGTCGCTGAGTCAGTCCACCAACATCGAGCAGCTTGATGCGCTTGGCTACAACATCGACACGCTGCCCTATTCGCTTGATAGCCGGGTGTGGACGGGCGGACGCCTGATCCTCTCGGCGTTCAACACGTCGCACAACCTGGCGAACTTCGCCGGCTCTGCGGTAGCGGCCACGGTAGACACGGCGGAAATCGACGGCACGGATGGAATGCGGGTGTTTATCGGCGGCGTCAGGCCGCTGGTGGACGGTGGGACCATTACCGCCGCGGTTGGATATCGGGATCAGTTTTCAAGCAGCGTGACCTACACCACGGCGACGAGCGTGGGGTCTGACGGTTTCGCGCCGCAGCGGATCGCGGCCCGTAACGCAAGGGCCAGAATCTCGATAGCGGCTGGCGGTAGCTGGTCGCACCTGTGGGGCTGCGAGGCGCGGTTGAGGCAGGAAGGCAATCGCTGATGCCCGGACTTTTTGGCGATGCCGCCGAATACGGTCGCGGCCTTCTTGCTGCTTACGATAAATGGCCGGGATTGGCCGGGTTATTGGGTATGCCATCGGCCGCAGCGCAGATCGCGCAGGCGGGACAGGCGGCGCAGGGCAAGCCCCTGAACGACAGGGGGGCGGTCCAGGCGTTCCTAGATAGTCCTGTAGCCATGATGATGAGCACCGACCCGATCAGGAGGGTGGCGAGCCCGATCAGGGCGTATCACGGCAGCCCGCACGATTTCGACAGGTTCGACCTTGGAAAGATAGGAACAGGAGAGGGCGCGCAGGCTTACGGACACGGGCTGTACTTCGCGGAGAATGAGGGGGTGGCGCGGAGTTACAAGGCGGCTGGACAGCCCCTTTATCTCGGGGCCGACCGCATAGACGCGGCAAAAAAACTGCTTGATCAATACGGCGGGGATCGTCTCGCCGCAATATCCGCCGCTGATGCCAACATGCGAGCCACGACGAAGTACAGCGATGGCAAGCTGTGGCAGGACGTTGTTAACAACTTCGACGCGCTGACCGGCAAGGGCCCCGGCCGCATGTATGAGGTCAACCTGCACGCAGACCCGCAGAGGTTTCTGGATTGGGATAAGCCGCTGAGCGGGCAGGCCGAAATAACCAAGAAACTAAATGATGCCTTAGTCCTTTACCCATACGACGCCAAAAACGGGAAAGAACTCTACGAGGCAATCTCTAAAAATAATCATCCAATGGGAGGACGCAACTCAAGTGCTGCCGCAGACCTAATGCAACAATCCGGCATCCCCGGCATCCGCTACCTAGACCAAGGCTCACGCGGAGCGGGAAGCGGAACAAGCAATTACGTCGTCTTCGACCCCAGCATCATCGAGATCATGCGGAAGTATGGAATAGCGGCTCCCGTTGCCACGGCGGCGACCGGCGGCCTGCTCGGCGGCGGGGAATACTGACCCATGCCGCTGTTCCTGAACTCGCCTACCGACATCGGACAGGATAGCTGGGCCGGTGTCAGAACCTTCGCCCGCGCGATTGCCTCGGTGGTCAACCGGATCAACGCGGGCAAGCTGAACGCGGTTTACCGCGTGGCGGACGCAGACTTCACCCTCACCGCGAACGCGGCGAGCACGACACTAACCGACCCCAGGCTGACGGCGTTCTCCTATGTCGGCTTCATGCCGATGACGGCGAACGCGGCGGCGGCCCTTGCAACGACCTACGTGACGGCAGCGAACATGAACAACGGGTCATGGACCGTGACGCACGCCAACAACGCGCAGACGGACAAGACGTTCCGCCTCGCGATACTCGGAGCCATTTTACTTGCATGCTTCAACTTCTCGGCCTCAAATTTAATCGCCTGACCGCCATCGCGCCGGCCGGTAGTAACGCTCACGGCAAAAGGCTGTGGCGTTGTCGCTGTGATTGCGGCGGCGAAACGGTCGTCACGGCAAGCCACCTGAAGAACGGTGGCATCAAGTCGTGTGGCTGCCTGCTTCATGAAGCAGAGGGGCGCCCCGCAAACAGAGAGGCGGATTTTTGGGCTCTCGTTGATAAGTCGTCGGTCGATGGATGCTGGACCTGGCTGGGTTGGCGCGAACCAGTCGGCGGCTACGGACGCTTCAAGATCAAGAATGTGCAGCATCCGGCGCACAAGTATTCGTACTTGTTTGCCAAAGGCGGCGTTCCCGCAGGAATGCTCGTCTGCCACAAGTGCGACAATCGGCTCTGCGTGAATCCGACCCACCTGTTCTTGGGTACGCCAGCGGACAACGTGCGGGATAGGGACACCAAGGGTCGGCAGGCTCGCGGCGAGCGTTCCGGCATGGCCACGCTTAAGGAAAGCGATGTTCGCGCAATCCGATCTCTCTACCGGAGCGGCGGACTAACACAGCAGAAACTCGCGTGGATATACGGCGTAGCGCAGACCAAGGTTTCGGATGTGGTCAATCGGAAGACTTGGAAGCACGTGGAGTAAGCCATGCTGTACGGGATGCCCCGCGATTATCACAGGTGGGACGGCAATCGCTTTGTCCTCGCCCAGATGCCGCAGCAGGGGCTTATCCCGAGCGTTCGCCCCGAAGCATCGCCCGAGATACAGCAGCAGGCGGCGGTGTCACGTTCGACGACCCTCGGAGCGCCGGAAACGGGCGGCGGGGATCGCGGCTTCTCAGCGCCAAACGATGGCGGGCGGGGCATGGGGAATGTCAGCCTTGCCGATCTCACGCCAGATCGCGGAACAGTCGCATCCGGTTTAGGCGGCGCGCTGGCAAGTACCATTGCCGGGCCAGTCGCTGGAATGTTCGGGTCGTTTGGTGGCGGCATGGCTGGTGGCCACGGCCCCGGCCGTGCGGGCGGGTCGGCGCTGGGCTCTCTTGCGGGACTTGCGCTGGCCGGGCCGTTGGGTGCCGTAGCCGGCGGGCTGCTGGGCGGTCAGGTCGGCCAGGGCTTCGATCCGATGTCGGATAGCGCGATGGCAGGCATGATTTCCGGCGACTTCGGGCTTGCGCCCAGCCCTCAGTACGAAGGCCCGATGACGCTGGAGCCCGCGATTGGCGGCTCCGGTCTCGGCGGCATTTCCCCCGGCACGGGCGGCGCAATGTCCACGACAGCAGATGGCACGGTCGCCGGTTACGGGGCGCTTGGCACGCCGTCCAGCTACGGTATGTCGGATCTTGGCTCCGGCGACTCTGGCGGTGGCAGTTCTAAGATCGTCTGCACCGCCATGTGCCGGGCCTACGGTTTTGGCTCATTCAGACAGAAGCTCTGGCTTGCTCAGTCCCGCGATCTGGCCCCTGAGTACCAGCGGGGCTATCACGCGATTTTCCGCCCTCTGATAGAAAGGGCCTACAGGGAAAACGGGCCGGTCTGGCTGCGAAAGACGCTCGAGCACATCGCCCGTCACCGGACGGCCGACATCTGGAAGCAGAAGCGCGGCAAGCGGGATTGGATCGGAGCGGCGGAGCGGGCGGTTCTGGAGCCGCTGTGCTACGCGGCGGGTTGGCTTAAGGCCGTTGTGCCGAAGCGCGCTGACAGGTCCGCTCGATAACCTGAAACTCGGAGATGCTGGCCCCCGCCTGCTGGGGGCTCATGCCGCGCCCCACCGCAGCGGTGATTTCGCCTTCAATCGTGGCGAGCTGTTGGAGGCTGATGTTCTTGGCGGTCTCGACTGCCATGCAAGTGCAGTACGTGGGTCCACCGGGCTTCTGGCCGTGGTTCCTCATGCACGAGGACCGCATGGTTTCGAGCACGTCGGCCGGGATCGGCTCCGCCATAGCGGGACCGGCGAATAACAGGGCCGCGAGGCCCGCAATCAATACACGCATGACTATATCCCTAGCACAACCGGGGGCTTTTGTCCATTGACCGTCCAGTTCAGCGGCGTGCCGTCCTCTCGATTGGGGGCGGTGTGGCCGTATGTCGAGAAGTTGATAGCCGAGGCACTGAAGCGGGGGGAGCCCTGTTTCGGGGCTGAAGATGTCAGGAAGTACCTGGAGACGGGCGGCTGGCAGCTCTGGATTGCCTATCGGGGCAACGACGTGCTGCTGGCGTGCTGCACCGAGATTCTGAACTACCCGAACCGCAGGGTCTGCACCCTGCCCATCGTCACGGGTCAGGACCGTGATGAGTGGATCGAGCACCTGAACACCATCGAGACCTGGGCAGCGGCTCAGGGATGCACGCTGATGAAAGTCACGGCGCGTCCCGGCTGGCGGCGGATTCTCAAAGACTACCGTTGGACCCACGTCGAACTGGAAAAGAAGCTATGGGATCGTCAAAGCCCGCCAACATCGTAACGACGCAGCAGAACTCGCAGCCGTGGTCGGCTCAGCAGCCGTTCCTCGAGTTCGGGTTTAACAAGGCGAAAGACGCCTTCAACAGCGACAAGCCGCAATACTTCCCCAATTCGACCGTGGTCCCGTTCTCCAATCAGACTGAGACGGGATTGCAGCGGATCGAGAACCGGGCGGCGGCCGGCTCGCCTCTCAACGCGCAGGCCAAGAACCTGACAGGCGCGACGATGCAGGGGGATTTCCTTTCTGCCGGCAACCCGTATTTCGGGGCGATGGCGGATCGCGTCTATAACCAGATCCGTCCCAAGATGGACGCGCAGTTCGCCTCGACCAACAACTACGGCACGCCTCAGCACCAATACGCCACGGCCTCGGCATTGTCGGAAGCACTCGCCCCGCTGGCCTTCCAGAACTACAGCCAGGAACGCGGCGCGATGCAGCAGGCGGCGCAGTACGCCCCGCAGCTTGCCGAGACGGACTATGGCGATATGTCCAAGCTTCTGCAGGTCGGGGCGCAGCGCGAAGGGTTGGCCGGGGCGGAGCTTCAGGACCAGATTGCCCGCTTCAACTTCGACCAGAACAAGGACTACGAAAAGCTGGCGCGCTATATGCCCATCGTGGCGGGTGGGCAGTACGGCGGATCGAGCACATCGCAACAGCCGGTATTCGGCAACAACCTTGCCGCGTATGGCGGTTTGGGATTGGGCGCTGCGGGTACGGCGGGAATGCTGTTCGGCAAGAACGGCGCATTCGGCAACGTGTTCGGGGTCTAAGCCATGCTGTTCGCCAACAATCCGATGCTTACCGCCGACGACCGCCAGCAGGCGGGCTATGCGGGCCTCATGGCTCTGGCGCAAGGGCTCATGGCCGGCGGCGCACCGTCGTTGCAGCCCGGCGGCATGGCAAAGGGCCTTGCCGAAGGGTTCGGCGGCTTCGCCAAGAACTATCAGGGGTCGCTTACCAATGCGGCAGCGATGAAATCCGCCGCGCTTCAGCAGCAGATGGCGCAGACCCAGCTCGAGGAGGCGAAGCGCAAGCAGGAGCAGCGCACCGCCCAGGCGAAGGCCATAGAGGAGATGTTTGCCGTCCCGAGCGCACAATTTGCTATGGCCGGCAATGACAGGAATGGCCCCACCCCGCAGGCTGCGGCCAACATGCAGCCGCCTGTCGCGCAGATGTTCCCCGGTCAGGATATGGCGGCGCTGAAATCCTACGCGGCTGCATTCCCCGATCAGTTCTCGGCGCTTGTCGCCAAAAACATCGCCGGGAAAGACCCGACCGCGACCATCCAAGAGTTTGAGTTCGCCAAAAAGAACGGATACACGGGCTCGTTCACGGAGTTCCTCGCGGTGAAGCATTCCGCAGGCGCGGCAGAACAATACGGCCTGACGCCGATTCCCGGTGTGGATGAAAAGGGAAATCCGATCCTCGCGCAGCTTTCCAATCGCGGCGCGGCAGCGCGCCCCGTGCAGTTCCCGCCGGGCTTTTCCTTCACCCCTCCCGTTAAAACCGTAGACACGGGCACGGGCACGGCCCTCGTCACGCCGAGCGGTCAGACGACCAACATAATCCCCAAGGACAACCGCACGCCTGCCCGCGATAAGGCGCTGGGCGGAGCAGAAGGCGAACAGGCTGCGGCGGCTCCAGGCGCTATCGCATCCGCCGATCAGATGTTGAAGAACATCGAGGGTGTGGAAAAGCACCCCTATCTGAAATGGTCAACCGGCCTGACTTCTCCTCTGACCCGCGTTGCTGGCACCCCCATGTTTGATCTCGGCCAGCGGGTTGAGCAGATCAAGGGCGGCGCGTTCCTGGAAGCCTTCGAGAAGCTGAAGGGTGGCGGCCAGATCACCGAGACCGAGGGCGCGAAGGCTACGGCCGCAATTGCTCGCATCAATCTCGGTCTGAGCGAAAAAGACATGCGCGCGGCGCTCAAGGATCTGCGCGAGGTCGTGGAGGCGGGCAGGGCGCGGGCGTCTGTCAGGATTGCGCCGCAAACGCCGGCACCGGCCACCCCGGACCCGCTGGGGCTTCGCTGATGGCGACCCTTGCCGACATCCGGCAGCAGTATCCCCAATACGGGGACATGAGCGACGCCGCATTAGCCGATGCGCTGCACAAGAAATTCTATAGCGATATGCCGCGCGACCAGTTCGACGCCAAGATCGGCTTTAAGCCGGCTTCCGCGCAGCCCGCGCCGGAACTTAAGCCCGGCACTAACAACGTCGGCTTGACCGATTTTCTAAAGCAGGGGGCTACGTTCGGGCTTGCTGACGAAGTCGGGGCGGCCGGCGCAGCTACAGGCGGCGCTCTAAAGTCAATCGTCGGTAGTGTGAAAGCCGGCCAGATGCCGAACTGGGCCGATGTCAAGAATGCGGCGGGGGACGCCTATGATCGCCGCCTGTCGGCGCAGCGCGAGGGTATGAAGGCTTACGCCGAGGAAAACCCGATTGCTTCGACTGCGGCGGAATTGGCGGGCGGTCTTGGATTGGGCGGCCTTATGTCGAGGGCCGGGGCTACATTCTTGAATGCGGCAAAGCCGACTTACGCATCAATGATTGGTCGCGGCGCGGCGGAAGGCGCTCTTTACGGCGGGGCTTATGGCTTTGGTTCAGGTGAAGGCGGATTGCAAAACCGCCTCGAAAACGCGGCTGGCGGCGCGGCGACGGGGGCGTTGACTGGCGCGGCGACGGGGGCGATTGGTGCAAAGATGGCACAACGCGCGGCCGGAAAGGCCGTGCCGTCCGCCGAGGATCTGAAGCTATCAGCAAATGCCGCATACAAGCAGGCCGAAGATGCCGGCGTCGTGATAGGCCGCAATCGGTTTGTCGATTTTGTCGATGAGCTGGCCGCCGATATGAAAAAGTACGGCATTGATAAGGATCTGACCAAGGAGGCGCATACCGCGCTCAATCGTCTGATAGAGGCCAAGGGATCGCGGATCACTCTCGAGGAAGCGGAGATTCTCCGACAAAAGCTGGACATTCCAGCCGGCAACAAGATGAGTTCGAAGGAGCGTTTCCTTGGTTCTATGATGAAGGAGAAATTTGACGACTTCATTTCCCATCTTAAGCCAGAAGATTTTTCGCTCGTGGCCGGCGATAAGGCCGGCGTCGATGCCCTGGTCAAGGCGCGGGATTTGTGGTCTCGCACCAGAAAGGGAGAATTGATCGATAATCTGGTTGATCGCGCCAAGATTCGCGCCGGCCAGTTCTCAGGGTCGGGATACGAGAATGCGTTGCGGACGGAGTTCCGGGCGCTGGCACTGAACAAAAACAAGATGAGAGGCTTCTCGGAAGCGGAACAGGAAGCCATTAAGAAAGCGGCGGTCGGTGGCCCAATCGACAATCTGCTTCGCTACGTCGGCAAACTTGCGCCCCGAGGCGTTGTTAGCGGCGGATTTCACCTTGGAACGGCCGCCGCCTTTGACCCGGTTACGGCCGGGGCCGTCATGCTCGCGGGAGAGGGGGCTAGGCGTGCAGCCACAGCCGCGACGGCCGGCAACGTCAATAGGGTATCTGAGCTTGTCCGCAATGGCGGCGTGGTGCCAACGCCGGCCAGTTTGAAGGAGTTACCGCGACAAGTCCGGCCCCTTCTGTTCGGGGGCGGACAGTTTGGTGGCCTGCTCCTTCCGCCTGTCGAAAACTCTTCGGGCTTGTTTCGCTAGAACAATAGGCGTGTCACAAACCCGCCAAAATCAATAATGGTCAGAAACGAATAAACCGCAAGTCCAGCCGCAAGCTGGATAACGAACGGCACGGCGTTGGCCCCGAATATCGGCTGACGTTTCACGCTCAAAGCCTACCACAGCCCCGCCCGTGATTCCACGGCGCGGGGTTTTTCTTTGGAGATTCCATGACCGCGACAGTCCCCGAGTGGAGCACCACGGCTGCGAGCAATACGCAGATCGCCTCTATCGACGTTGCCGAGAACTGCGCCGCCGCGAACATCAACAACGCCATCCGTAGTGCAATGGCGGCGACCAAGGGGGCCATCCTCGCGGTCGCCACGTCCGGTACGGACACCTACACCGCCACACTCGCTCCCGCACCGGCCGCCTACACGTCAGGAATGATGGTCATCCTGCGGTTTGGCAACGCCAACACCTCAACCACGCCGACGATCAACCTCAATTCTCTGGGCGCAAAGACCATCGTGGAATCCGACGGAGCAACGGCGCTGCTCCCCGGCGCTTTGCTTGGCGATCACTTCCTGACTTACGACGGCACGAATATGCGGGTGCTGAACCCGATCAATCAGGCCGTCACCCGGCACACCACGATTGAGGTGGGCAACGCCTCGGACACGACGATATCGCGGGCCTCTGCCGGTGTCCTGGCCGTGGAGGGCAACAACCTGCTTTCAACAGCGACAGGCAGGGCGCAGGGGCTCGAGACCATCTGGATTCCCTCGGTTGCGATGTATGCGGCAACGACCAATGGGCCGGGTACCACCACGGCGGAATCCACGACAAACAAGGTGATGACCAAGGCGCTTGCCTTCGACACGACCACTCAGGAATTTGCACAGTTTGCCATTTCATTTCCGAAGTCATGGAATGAGAGCACGGTGACTTTCCAGCCCTATTGGACCGCACGGAGCGGCACCGGCAACGTCGTCTGGGCGCTTCAGGGTGTGGCGCTGTCTGATGGCGATGCCATTGATACGGCATTTGGCACTGAGCAGACCAGCACGCAATCCCTTAGCACGACAAGCGACCTTCACGTTGGCCCGGTGAGTTCTGCTATTACCATCGGGGGCACCCCGGCCGCCGAAGATCAGGTGTTTTTCAGGATCAAGCGCAACGTCTCCGCCGACAATCTGAACGCCGACGCTGAATTACTTGGCATTCGGCTTTTCTTCACCACCAACGCTTCGGACGACACCTGACCATGTTCGGGTACGTCATGCTCGGTTTCGGCTCGGGCGGCGGCTTCGTTCCCACGACCTGGGACCCGGCGAAGATCGGCAGCAACATCACGCTGTCCAACGGCAATCTTACGGAGACATACGGCTCCACGGCATCGGCGGGGGCGCTCTCCCTCGCCGCTATCACGGTTCCGGCGTATTTCGAGCTGACCATCAACACGGCGCTGGGCGGAAGCACGTACCGGGTCGGTGTTGCCACCAGCGGCACCAACCTGAACCAGATTGGCGGCGCGGATTCCGTCTCCTGGGTCTATGACGCGGCGACCGGAAACAAGGTCAACAGTGGCTCGTCCACTGCCTACGGCACTGCTTACGGCAATGGTGCGAACATCGGCATTGCCTACAACCCGACCACACAGAAGGTGTGGTTCCGACTGAACGGCACATGGCAGGCGTCTGGCGACCCCGCTGCGGACACCAACGAGGCGTTCTCGAGTGTCAGCGGGACTCTCTACGCCCTCGCCAGCCAGAACGACAACGGGTTCAACGTCACGGCGAATTTTGGGGCGACCGCGTTTAGCTATTCGGTGCCGTCCGGTTTCCAATCGGGCGTTGGCTAATCAGAGTTTTGCCCGCCCGTCCGGCGGGGTCCAGCCGTGTCGTAACCACGGCCAGAAACAGGAGTACACCTGCATGAACCTTAGCGCCTTGAGTCCCCCCGCCGGCCGACTATCGGCATTGATAGCCTGCGCCTTGCTGGCCGGGCCGGTCAATGCCGCACCGCCTGAGAACAGCACGGGTCAATATTCGGACTGGTTCCGGTCTCTGAAGCAGCCGGGCACGGGCACGAGCTGCTGCGACCTTTCTGATTGCAGGACGGTACGGGTTCGGTCTGGCGCGCAGGGATACGAGGCGCTGGTCTCCAAGCCTGACTTCCCCATCGAGTTCCCGCTTTGGGTCGCCATCCCCGACGACAAGATCATCCGGGGCAAGGACAACCCGTTAGGCGCTGCGGTGCTCTGCTGGACGCCCTCTCGCGGCGTGCTCTGCTTTGTCCAGGGAGCCGGCACATGACTATACGCCATAGCGCATACCGGACCTTTATACGCTCCGGCGTATGCCTCGCCCTGCTCCTGACCCCTTCTCTGGCAATGGGTCAGACGAATTGCGCCCCGCTTGAGGCGGCCGAGGCCCATCTGCGGGACGGCTTCGCTGAAAAGCCTCTCATTGAATGGGATGTGCAACTTGCCGAGGGCAGCCCGATCCGCACCATCCGGGTCTACGCCAACACGCAGACCGGCACGCTGACCCTGCTCATGATTTTCGCGCATGAGGACAGGGCGCTGGGATGCCTTGCCGGGTCCGGTCAGAACATGCGGATCGCGCCTCAGTTCAAGGTGCAGGAGCATCCGCTATGAGCGACGTTGAGGTGAAGGTCGCCGTCCTCGAGACGGAGATGCGCGTCGTCAAGGACGACGTTGCGGAGATCAAGACGGACGTTCGCGCCATCCGGGACACGCTCTCGCAAGCGAAGGGCGGGTGGAAAACGCTCATGCTCGTGGGTGGCATGGCGGGCGCGGTGGGAGCCCTGCTGGGCAAGTTCCTGCCGTTCATGGTGAAGTGAATGCCAACACCTCCTCTTTCACCCGAGGAAGCGCAGCGGACCATTGATGCAATACATGAGGCACTGAGGGCCGGACACCGGCCCATCGGCAGAACAGGAAAGACGGGCAAGGGGGCGATCTACGTCGCGGCCCAGACTCTCGGGCTTGGCGAAACATCAATCATGGGCCGGCTTCGGTCGATCAAGAAGGTTCACAACCTCGAGCCCGATTGGTCGCAATATCAGCCGCAGATTGACCCACGGCAGGGCTTTGACCCCGAAAACGACCTGACCCACCCGGTTCCCGATGGGTACATGGTCAAGGGTGTTTCGACCTATTACGGCAAGGATGGCGAGGTCGCCGGGCAATGGGTCAAGTCCCAGGTTGACTGGGAGCGCCAGCAGCAAATCATCCGAGAAGCCTTTGCCGAGATGGCGGAGGATCTGCCGAGGGTCGAGCCCCGCAAGGCTGACGGGGACTACAACGACAAGCTGATGAGCGTGATCCCGTTCGGTGATCCGCATTTCGGCCTTTACTGCTGGGCCGAGGAGGTCGGCAACGACTTCGACCTGACCATTGCCAAGCGGGACCTTTGCGGGGCCGTCTCTCACCTTGTCCTGCAATCCCCGTCCTCCAAGCGATGCCTGATCGCCAACCTGGGGGACTTCTTCCACGCCGACAACCTCGAAGGCATCACATCACGCTCGGGCCACAAGCTCGATATGGATACCCGCCTGCCCAAGGTTATCCGGGTGGGCGTCTCGGCCATCCGCCAGTGCATCGAAACCGCCCTGACGCGGCATGAGACGGTGGAGGTGGTCAACGCCATTGGCAACCACGACGACGTTCTCTCGATGGCTCTGAGCATCATGCTCGCCAACGTGTACGAGGACGAGCCCCGGGTAATCATCCACGACGCGCCGACCAAGCGGCATTACGTCCGCCACGGCAAGGTGCTGATCGGCATCACCCACGGGCACCAGACCAAGGACCGGGATTTGCCCGGAATCATGGCGACGGAGCGGGCCGAGGATTGGGGCCTGACCCGCCATCGGTATTTCTATCGCGGGCACCACCACCACGACACGCTGGCCGAGTTCAACGGCTGCAAGGTGGAGCAGTTCCGCACCCTAGCGGCGGGCGATGCCTACGCGGTCGGCTCCGGTTACTTGTCGGGCCGGGATATGAAGATGATCGTCCATCACTCGGAGTACGGCGAGGTGGCGCGGTCTACGTGCTCAATCGACATGCTCAGGGGCGTGTCGTGACATGCCGCGCCGCAAATCAAATGAGGAGCCCGATCCCGACGACTTCCGTCTCGGCGGCTCCGATGTCGGCTCCATCGTTCAACTATCAGACAAGAATCCACCGGGAGAGCCGTTCAAACCTAAACGGTATCCACTGGGATTCGATCTAAGACCCGGTGTTCACAAGAAGCGGCATAGAAGATGGCGGAAGGTGAGGGCGGTTAAATAGAAAGGGGACGCCCATCGCTGAGCGTCCCCTGTGTTGTTAGGCTGCCTTCGCCGCCAAGGCGGTCAGGGCTTTGTCGAGACCTTCCCAGGTGTTGTCGTCCGTCACGGGCAGGTAGACGTAGTGCCCGGCGAGTTCCGGCCATGGCTTGTTCTGGCCGGGTCGGGGGATGCCCGTCTCGTAGCGCCGCACAACGATAGCGGTGCCGGTGCCCGAACCGAACTCTACACATTCGACAACCATCTGCCGGTAGCGGGGCTCGACGTGCTGCCAGAGGCAGCGGCCGAAGTGCTTCTGTTCGATTTCGTGAGCGATGTCGCGGCGGCTTTTCTCGCGCACGGTTTCAGTGCTGGTCATTGTCTGTCTCCTTCACATTTCAAAGAACAGGTCGTCAGGTGTTTCCCCACCCGACACGCCTATTTTAACACGCGACATTTCGGACTCTCGCGTAACCCATTGATGTTGTCCCGCACAACGCCAACGGATGTTGGATTGACGGGCACCGATTTTTCTTGTTTCGGAAAATCGATACGAACGGTCTAGGCCCGATACGCCCCGTCTCGCCAAGCACAAAGACAGGTGAGTGAATGACAGCGAAGGTCATCGAGTTCGGCGGGATCACGAAGCTGGACCTGCCGCCCGAGAGAATCCTTGAGGCCGCCAAGGGCATGGACCTTGAGGGGGTGGTGATTCTCGCCTTCAAGAACGACGGCACAGAGTATTTCGCCAGCAGCTACGCGGACGGCGGCACGGTGCTCTGGCTGCTGGAGCGGACTAAGAAGCGGCTGCTGGAGGCGGTCGAGGGCGACGAGTGACCGACACCATCCTCCCCGACCACGCGGTTGTCTTCGTAAGCCACGGGGGAAGGGGCCAGCCCATCTACCTGTGCTTCGGGCCGGGGGATCACTCGGTCATCCGAAAGCAGATCACGCCACAGCAGGCGCTCAGGCACGCGGCCGATCTGATCCACTACGCCCGCATTGAGCTACAGGACAAGCCATGAACCTCAAGCCCGGCGTCGATATGAACGGGGTGCGGCCGGAAATCCTCGAAGCCTGCGCCAAGATTCACTACCTGATGGAAAAGACCGGCGAGTTCACGATAACCGCCTGTCTGGACGGGAAGCACAAGGAAGGCTCCCTGCACTACAGGGGCCTCGCCGTAGACATCCGCTCGAAGCACATACCGGCCGCCGAAAAGGCGAAGGTGCTGGCCGCCATCAAGGCAACCCTCGGCCGGGACTATGACGTGATCCTTGAAGGCGAGGGGACGGTTAATGAGCACATACACGCGGAATATGATGTGAAGGAACGCTGATGGACCCCATCTCAATCGCCCTTGGCCTTGCTCAACTGGCCCCGGTCATCGCCAAATGGATCGGCGGCGACAAGGCAGAGGAGGGCGCAAGGAAGGCCGTCGAGATCGCCGAGACAGTGACGGGCCGCAAGGGGCCGGACGCGATTGAAGCCCTGAAGGCCGACCCCAATCTGCTGTTGCAGTACCAGACCAAGGTGATCGACGCGGAGACGGAGCGGCAGAAGAACCTGCTGGCCGATACCCAGAACGCCCGCAACCAGACGATAGAGCTGGCCAAGGCCAAGTCTAACATTGCCTGGGGTTCCCCGGTCGTCTCGGTCATCGTGACGATGGGCTATTTCGGGGCGCTGTACCTGATTCTCGCCAAACCGATCACGATCACGGACAACTACAAGGACGTTCTGCTGTTCATGCTGGGCGCCCTCCAGATCGGCTTTGGCCAGGTCTGCAATTACTGGCTGGGCTCCTCGGTAGGTTCGACCCAGAAGACCGCGATACTGGACAAGCTTACCGCCCGGTAAGATCGGCCAAAAGATCGGCCAGATTCCCCCGCGTATCGTCCCGTTCGGTAAGGTCCAGAAGACCAGTATGCTGGGGCGTTAGTCCGCCAGAACTGGCGGGTTAAGCCGCAATTCGGCCGGTAAGGCGCCAGCTCTGGCGAATCTTCTCCTCTCCCATTATATGAGCGCCTGACCTATCGGCGTGGAAAACCCTCTCGCCCCTCGGCGGGGAAAACTCGGAAATCGAATGAGCCAAACCACATTCCGCGGCTTCCTTGGCCGAGAGGAAGACGGCACCGTTGCGCCGCGCTTCCCATTGTTCTGGGGGGAGCCTCATGTGCTCCTTAAAGATGCGTTCGGTCCTGTCGTCATCGAAGGCGGCGGCATCTGCAATGGCTTTCATCTGGCGGGCATTTGCCGGCACAGACGCCGTGACGGATGTGCAGTGCAGGGTGAACGATGCGTGTGCGCTAGCATGGCGTCGTTTTGCGCCGAGATAGGAGATGACCGCGACGGGGCAGCACGTCAGATTGAGCTGCCATTTGCGACATCGCCTAGAACCGACCGTCGCTAACGAACAGCTGCACCAATTCTCCGTCTCGTATCGCGGCCTTTGCGACTACGGTCACTGGCTGCCCAGTATCGAGCGAATGCGTGTAGACATTTCCTACGCCTTCGAGCGTAGGGTCCGTGATTTTGCAGCGAACGGGGTGCTGCCGCACAGGTTGTCCTCAACTTGCTGAGCAACTGCCAGTGAGGTGTCGTGGTCATGCTGCCAGCGAGGGGAGAACCTGCCGCAGTCAACGCAAAAGCCCTGATCGCGCTCGAATACCTTGGCGCGTAGACCAGAGTTCCGCTTGATCGCCGGCCGCTCGATCTTCGGCATCTTGGGCTTGAGGGTTTGCACTAGAGCCGGCCCCTCTCGTTCGCCCGCTGGCTGCGCCACGTTTCGATGCGCATGGCGGCTGCTTCCCGGAGGGCGCGGTTTTCCTCGTCGGCGGTCACGGCGTCTCGAATGACCCCGAGGTGGGCGATGTACTTCTCGTCCGAGTACGCCGCCTGCTCCCGGTCAGCGGCCGATTTGGCCGACGAGTGCGCCATGAGGATCGCCTTGAGGGACTTCCGGTATTCCTCCGCGTAAATGCGGAGCCCGCGAAGCTTCCCAGCTTCCTTGGCGTTGGCCGTCAGCCAGTCGGCGGCCTTCTCTGCTTGGTCGTCTGTGATCATCAGAAGGGCGTGTCGGATGCGCCGTTGGGGTGCTGGCCGGCTTCAGGTCGTGGCGCTCCGAACGTGGCGGCCCAGGCATCGCGGGCGGCTTCCGTGGCGGAAATCAGCGCGTCCGTGCTCAGGTCGAGCTTGCCGGCCGAAACCGCTGCGTTGATGATCCCGCACACATAGATTCGCTCGGCGGTTTCCTTGTCGGTGCCCGCGCGCTGGTATCCGCCGCCGCTCGGGGCCGGGGCGGCGTGCCCGTTGCTGCCGTTGGGCTGGACAACCCGCTCGATCACCTTGGCGGGCTTGTCGCCAAACATCTTGTCAGCGTACTCCACCGTGACGGCCTGACCGGGGGTGAGGCTTACCTTGTCCGGGTAGAAGTACAGGATGGAGTTGTCCGGGAGCTTGGCGCTGCCCATCTTCTTTCCCGGACGGGGAGGGTTCACGAACGAGGGGGTAATTTGCATCTGGGGCATGGTTGTGGTTCCTTGGGTTAAGCGGCGCGTTTGATTTCCTGCATCACCTTGTAGGCTTCGAGGCAGGCAGCGAACCCGCGCCAGTCTCGCTCGTAAGCCTTCGGGGCTGTTTCAAGGTCGTGGGTGTAGAACCCGGAACCGTCCTTGGCGAAGCGCAGGATCATCCGGCCCTCGAACGGCCCGAATCCTTCCTCCTCCAGGGCGAACCGATAGGCGGCGAGCTGCAGCCGCATCTCGTCCCACAGGCCCGTGGAGGTCTTGAAGTCGATCACCAGCCGCTTGCCATCGACCGTGGCGATGGTGTCAACCGTTCCGGCGTAGCGGTGCTGGCGGGAGAAAATCTTGCGCTCACTCTCCTCGAACACCACATCATGGATCTCGGTCCACTGCAGGAAGGATTCGACCGCTGCCTTGGCCTGCTCGTTCTCGGGCACATCGAGCGTCACACCCTTGGCGTAGTTCTCCGCCCAACTGTGAACGGTGGTGCCGATATCGGCGGCGGCGGTGGTGCGCTTCCGATGGGCGGATTTGATGCCAGAGCAAAGCGCGTCGATCTGCGCCTCGTTCAACGACTGGCCGGGTTGGAGGAACGTGCGGGCAAATTCCGCGCCTTGGTTGGCCGCCCACCCGACAAGGGCGGGCTTGTTGAGCACGCCGCAAACCGTGGTGACGCCGACGATGGGATTGTCCTGCACAAAATACAGGTGCTTCTTCTCGTCAAAGATCAGGTCAACGTCGCCGCCGTAGAGCTTGTGGGTGGTAGCCATCAGGCCGCTTCCTTCTTGGGGGTGAGTTTGGAGAGGAGGGAATCGCTGAGCGCGTGAAGGTCGGTCATCAGCGCCGTATCGGCGGACACCACCGGCCAGCGACGCAAAACCTCATCCACGGCTTGCTCGAGCTGCCACACGGCAATCTCGGCTGCGGTCTGGGCTGACGTCTCGCTCATGGCTTCCCGCACAGCGTCACCGCTCCCCCTTGCTCGTGTTGGGTCATGCCGCCTTCTCCAGGTCGCGCTTGACCTTCGCCGCGTGTTCGTCTGCCTGCTTCACCTGACGCCATGCGAAGTCGAAGGACGGCAAATTTGTCCTGCACCAGCGAATCTGCTTCTCGGTAAGCCCGCCGCCGCGTTCCATCTGTTCGCTCATGGTCAGACCTCCGAGGTTGGCTTGTCGGTTTCGACGAAATCGGAAGCACGCGGGATGGTGAAGCGCAGCCGGTCAAATTCCTCGTCGCTCGTGACAAAGATGGTGAACTCGACGGGCGATTCCTGGCGCTCCATTTTGAAGCTGAGCGAGCGCCCGTTCTGCCGCCACGCCGCCGTCAGGCGAAGCGCATCAATGCCGTGCGCGTTCATGCTGGTAAGGCTCATTGGATAACTCCCGGTATGGTTGACCACAGAAGAAGAAAGCCGATGAACAGCCACCAGCAGAGGGTGTGAAGGGTTTTCATGCTGCCCACACAACGCGCCCGTCGAGCGCCTGCACTTGAACGGTTCCGGGATTGCAATTCGCGTTGTCGCGGATTGCCTTGTCCTCGCCGTGGGCGATGAGCATGGCGTCGGGAATGTCCACGATGTAGAACACGCCCTCTTGGCGGAAGAACACGTACTCGGTCATGGCCCGGCCCCTGCCTTCTCGGCCTGTTCCTCCCGCTCGATCTGTTCGCGGTTGGCTTCTGCTTCACGACGAACGACAAGCCCGCCGATCTGGTTGAGCGAGTCGCAGTTACCTGCGATGGCGTCCTTGATGTATTCGGCGAGTTCGGAATCCGCCCCGCATTCAGCCAGGAACCCGTTGAGGGTTGACCAATGCGCCTCAAGAGCGGCGCGGACTCGTTCGTCAAGCAATGCGCTCATGGTTCTTTCCCTTCCGTGGCGAAGGGCGCATAGCCAAGGCTGGATTGGGTGCCGGGCGGATGCTGCCACCACGGGGCCAGGGTGCTCGTAGGTCTTGCCGACCTCGAATTGAAAGTCGCGACACTTCAAATCCTTGTCGAAACCCTTGAAGGCTTCCCGCGTCTCGGCCTGCGTCGCCATCTTTCATCCCCTCTATCTGCTGGGTGGGTTAGGCGGCTTCAGACGAACCCTTTATCGACGGCCAGCCACTCCGGCATCGCGAATGTTCCGTCGCCATTGTCCTCAACCTGAGATTTCGGCACCCACTCCGTTCTATCTCCGTCGAACAGGCGCCATGCCTTGTCGGTTTCGCCCTTGATTTCGGCGGCAATGTCGATCAGGTCGCTTCGGCCGGCGCCGCGCGATGCAGAGTTTGCGTAGGGCAGCGTCATGGCTATTGTCCCCTGTGAATGTCGTCGCGGATGTCCTTGCCGCACCGCGCGCACCTGTCGATGTCCAAACCGGCAAGTGTGCCAGCCGCGTGGCCGTGCGGCGTCAGGCGCAGGATTTCGCGCCATGTATCGCGGTCGATCTGGACCGTCAGATAGCCCGGCACGGTTTCCCATTCCTTCCCCCACTCGACACCGGAGCGGCCGACCTCTTGGATGATTTCGAGCAGGTTCATCAACTGGCCCTCCAAACCTTATCGGCGCGCTTCTCGTATGCCGCCGCCGCGAATGAGGCGTAATCGGCCGCGTTCTCTAATTCGCGTTCCGCATCCAATAGCCCCGCGTCGTGCGCGTGCTCTTTCAGCAGATAGAGCACCCCCGCAATATTGCGGATGCGGCGAGCGCGGTTGCGGAGGCGTCCGGCGCTCATGGGTTCGGTTCCCATGTAGGGCTCTTGCACCAGCCGCCAGTCCTGCGCTTGTCCTTTAACTCCGCGCAGTCCCGTTTTGAGTAGCCGCACGGGCACGGATCAATGACGGGGCGAGACTGGTAATAGCCGCCGTCCGGGTCCTGCGGTTCGCGCGGGTCGCTCCAGCCCTGTGTCACGCGCAAGCCTCCGTGCGAGCCTTCATCCACGCCACGAACTCATCGACGGAAGCGCGAGCCTTGGTCAGATTGCGATCTGTCCCGTAGTCGGCCGAGGACTTCCAGCCCTTCGCCCGCTTCGCGCGCTTGTTCATCAGAACGGCGGCCATCTTGGGGTCGTCGGTCATGGCTCAGTCCACCCGCATGATGCGGATATTGCCGACCAGCGTTGACGCGAAGTGCTCCGCGTTCTCGCGCTGGGCGAAAAGCTTGATGCTGTGCCAGCCATCGGGGAAACGCTCCTGCACCGAGAAGCGCACGCGGTCATGTTTGGTTTCGCCTTTGTATGTTGCCATCTGGTTTGGTGCTCCCCTCTATGCTTGCTCAGGGTGGAACAGGACCCGAGCTGATGGGGAGAACACTAAAAGAAAATTTGTATTGCGTCAACAAGTATTCTTATTATTTTGGGCTTGTGTTTATGTACAGCTGCCGCGACCGGCCAGGGGCGGGAATCGGTGGGGGGGGGTGACTAGGCACGGGGCGGCGTGCGTAGTGCGGCGATTGACTTTGACCTAAAGCGCCGGTTGTGGGAGCATGTCTAGCCGCAACCCTTGCTGCATATGTATGCAAGCGCGGGAGGGGAGCGGGGCGGAATGGTGTTAACCATTCCGCCAGCGAGGATTGCCCCCTCGCCCCAGCAATCAGCCAGACCGCCCGCCTGTACAGGCGTGGCTAAGGTATTGGGGGAGGGGTTAATGAGTGGTAATGCAAAGCCGCCTTCGCAGGCGGGCCAATGTCACACACTCTTGGATATTAACGACCCCGCTTTTTGGCGGGCCGTGCGGTACGCGGTAAAGCAGCTAGGCTATTCTCACGCGCGGTTCGTCGCCATTCAATTTCGTGTTCTACGGCCCCCGCGATCAGTGCCTCTCGAAACCGGGGGGACAAGGAATGCTTAAGTTCTCTTAACGCGAAATCGACGGCGCGTGTGGCGACCTCGGTTGCGCTCCGTATATCTTGGGCGGGATCTAGTGGGCCACTAGCCGCTTCCTCGGGTCCCTCGCCATGCTCAAGGTAGGGAAGATTCAGGCCGAGGACCCGGGCCAGCGCCGTGAGGTAGCGCGGCCTTTGGGTTTCTTCGCTCTCCAGTTGCGTGATATGAGCCTGTCTGACGTTCTTGGCCCCGGCCAGGTTAAGCCGCTCCGCGAGTTCAGTCTGAGACCAGCCCCGCGCGGCCCGCCATTTGGCTACTCTTTTCCCAATGCTCATTGCGGTTGAAGGCTACAAAAAAAGGGGGTGCGGTGCTTCAAAAGTTTTCTTGTTGACTAACTGAAAAGAAAACTTGTATATCATGGGGCATGGATGAACTTCAGGCTCTACGGGCTGCGGTAAACCAAGCGGGGGGGCAATCAGCTCTTGCGCGCAAACTCGGCAAAGGCGTCACCCAAGCCCACGTTTGGTACTGGCTTAACAAGGCCAAGAGGGCTCCGGCCGACAAAGTCCTCGCCATTGAGGGCGCGACCAAGGTTTCAAAGCACGATCTGCGGCCGGACCTGTACCCGGAGGCCGCCTGATGCGCCCGGCATTCATTTCGAGTTCCCCGGCAGACGTTACCTGCCGTGGCCCGTGGAGCGAGCCGCTTTCCAGTTGGCGGCTGGGCTCTGCAACCCCGGCGGCGAATCCTCCCTCGTCGTCGGGGACTTCTTTCGGTGAGCCTCCCTGTGAAACTAGGGAGGATCGGACTCTTGCGCCGGTTCTCCACTTTTTCGGGGCACTCGCATGAACGGCGAGGAATTCGACAACCGCCGTCCGGTCAACACGCACTGGACAGATGCGGAGATTGACTTCGATATCGCCCACCCGTGGCTGGACGAACGCTGGCGCAAGGCGGAGACACACCGGCAGGCGATCATCTGCGACAAGGTCATGGTCGAACTCGGCACCATCCTCGCCCAGCGCCAATTTGATTCCCATTACGCCTTTGATCGAGTCACAGACGCCATGAAAAGAGTGAGGCGCGCCTAGATGGGTTGCTTCGATTCTGTCTGGCTGGAGTGCCCTAACTGCGGCGAGCGCGTCGAAGCGCAGTCCAAGGGCGGCGCATGTATCCAAGGCGACTACACGCTGCACGATGCACCGGACGACGTTATCACTGATGTAAACCGCCACGCGCCGTTCCGCTGCGAGTGCGGTCAGACATTCAAGGTCGCGTTCTTCCGCGCCGTGGTGCCCGCATGAACGCACTAGTCTACCCGTTTCCGCAAGCTCGCCACCACCGCCCGGGCAACGTCACCAATCTGCGCCGGGGCGACGTTCTTTCCTTCCCCAAACAATCTCTTGCCCGCCGGGCTGACTTCCATAGCCGCCAAGCCTCGGAAGTCCTCGCCCGTTCCACGACTCTCTACCTGCAAGCCTACTTCGCTTCGATCCAAATCGCGCTTGTGATTGCCGGGCTTCATCGTCCCAACGATGGAGCCTCAATGTGCGTGCAAAAAAATTTACCCGCGACAGGGAAAACCTTCGGTGAACACGGAGGATCAGGCGTGAGCCGCGATCAATTCCGTATGCGTCTCTCGAACGCGCTGAGGAAGCGCCTGTATCCCAACACGGGAGTTACACGGCTGCATCTGGCGCAGGCTTTGAGGAAGGACGCCGACACCATCGACAACTGGCTGAACGAGTACAGCCAGCCGGACGGCTACCTGATGGGCGAGCTTATCTCGTTCTTCGATGCGGGATTCGCCAACGAGGTTTATGCCGCGCACGGCGTCGTGGTCGCGAAAATCAGTGACACACGCAAGGCGAAGGCGTTGCAGGCGGTCAACAAGCTAGCTCCGGCGCTCGATGCGCTGGCGGAGATGGCGGTCGCATGATGGAGTCTCGGGTCTATTTTATCCAGGCACAGTCGGGCGGCCCGATCAAGATCGGGATTAGTCGCGATGTGTGCGAGCGCCTTGGCTCGCTGCAAACGTCTCACCCCGAAAAGCTGGTGTTGCTGGCGCACCGACCGGGCGGCCCAGACGTTGAGGCGCATCTACACCGTCAACTGACGCGCTACCGCTTGAAGGGGGAATGGTTCGAGGATTGCGACGCAGTGCGCGCCGAAATCGAAATGGCGCTGAAGCATCCCCAAACGCTTGAGGACGAGTTCCCGCCCTCGCGCCGTCGCGATAAGAGCGGCCCCGATTATCGGTTCATGGTTGAGACATTCAAGATGGCGCTCAATCTCCACTTTTCTGGAGTGCCGAGTCGCGCCCGACTCATTGGCTCACTGGCCGGCGTCTCGTCTCGGACAGCAGAGCTGTGGTTGCAGGGCAAGAATTTTCCACATACGGCCAATGCTCTTCAGTTCGCGCGCAACCACCAGGGGATGAAGGTTTGGTTCATGGCCCTCGGCGCGGCACAGGGCATGGCAATGGATCTGGGCGTTTCCCTCGAAGAGGGGTGGAACGAGATCGGCCGCAAGCCACACGAGGTGATCCGCTTTTGGCACGGCAGAGACCAGATGCTTATCGCATTGGGTCAGGCTCCGTAGCCGTCTCTCTAAGGGGTGTTCATAGGGGTGAAGTGGGGCAGACGACATAAGTACAACGCGGTTGCGACCGTAGTTGACGGCATCCGGTTTCCATCGAAGACGGAGGCCCGGCACTACTGCGCCCTGAAGGCGCTTCAGGATCGGGGGGAGATTTCCGACCTCAAGCGCCAGGTTCGTTTCCCGCTGGTGGTGAACGGCGAATTGATTTGCACCTACGTTGCAGACTTCACCTACCGGGAGCCGGGCAAGGCCCTGCGAATAGCAGACGACGCGAAGGGCTACGAGACAGCCGAGTTCAAACTGAAGGCCAAGCTGTTCCGCGCCCTTGAGAGGGACCACGAGCTACGAATCAGCAAGAAGCCCGCCAAGGTGCGTCCGATGAAGGCGATAAGGAAGGCCGCATGAACCCCCGAGCAGAGATTCGCGTGGAGGAGCTGAGCCCGTGAGGGGCCTCATCGCAGCACTGTTCGTGGAGCGCGGCGGCGTTTACTTCGGGCTTCCGAACGTGGACCCGTGGGACGAGACGAGAG